TAATATACAACCAACATAAATATTATCTACCATTTTATATCTACCAGAAAAATATGAATGTGCTTTTAATTTCGTTTTTACAGTTCCCGAATCATAACCATCACCAGTTTGAGAATGCAAGACTCTAAAATGTAAGTCAATTTCAGGAACAAATGTTAAACTCGCTCCACTTCCTAAAAATATTTCTTCGTTTATTGCCATTTTTTCACCTTTTTTAATTTTACCTTTACTTACATACTAAGGTATCGCTATTGCGAATTTTTTTATCTCGACACTTACTTTATATCCATATAACCTCTTTGCTTTATCATTGGATTCAGAACGAGAACCAAGAAACATTTGATTCATAGTTAATGCTTCTACGTCAGTTATTGTTGCTCCACGCCTATGTGTTTCAATACGATGTCGCACGACTTTATATAGATTGCGAAGTCTATCCCTACCAAAGTTTCCATCCCCCGAATCTCTTTCATCTGTTAATGTTCTTATATGCATTGTTAATGTATAAGTTTCATTTCTAACAGAATAATCAGTAGTAGGATATTCAACATTCTGTGAATCTTCAAATACTACTATTAAGTCTCCTGATGATAAATCATACCTTTTTGCAGTATTCCTAGTTAAATTTCTTATATCTACTACATTAGGAGTTGGAGCCTTTGTTGCACCATTGCCTTGACCAAATACAATTTCTGCTGAACCGGCCCAATTATCTGTAATATCAGGGTCATAACTTGTGTTATAATCAGTAAATTCAGTAGGTAATGTAGAAGTAATATTACCACCTTTTAGTAATTCAACTAAAAATGTAACTTCATCCAAATGTCTCACCCAATTGTTTTTCTAATTTTTCTGCTACCATTTTTTCTACTTTTTTAGCCATTTCTGATTCAATTTCTTTAAGGTAATCGTCATCAGATTTTATTATACCAAATGCTGGAAATTTATCTATAATTTCTTGTTCTTCTTCCTTTAATTGCTGAAGTCTTTCTAAAATATTTCTCTTATCAGTAAGATACTTTATTATATCTTTCATAAATATCACTCAAGGAAGAAAATGGTTTCTTTACTCATATTCAATAAATCAGCAGCCTCTTCTTTCATAGTATCATATTTACCTTTAATATCAATTGAAGCACCTGATTCTGCAATTAATACTGTTTGGTCATCATGCCTTAATATTTCACAAGCCACTAATTTTGTTGCAGCATCAGTAATAATTCCTGGAACTCTAGGATGTCCTGCAATATATGAAACTCTAATAGTATTGTTTTCCATATAAGGAAAATTGGTTCTAAAAAATATTCTACCTTCAGCATCTATATCCCACCAATCACCCATTCTTTTCATACTTTCTTCATCTGTAAAATCTGATTTACTAAGACCTGTTCCTGAAACAGCAATAGTACAACCTGAACCATCATCACTTGGTAATAATGAAGATATTATAACCTTTGTTTGGTCTTCAGAATCAACAGTTGCATAAAAATAATTAGCCGGACTATCAGAATCAGATTTAGCAGCAACAGCACCAGTAATAGATGATGTTTTTGCAGGAAAAGTTTCATTAATTAAATACGCTATTTCTTGTGCAGTAGTTTTTTGACCCATTGTATTATTAAATGAATTAGCATCAGTTCCACTATTTAATGTAATTGTTGTACTATTGGGTAAAGTTAAAGTAATACTACTACTTACCCCTTTATTAGTAGAAGCCACACTAACACTAGCAATAGCAGAAGCCAATTCATCCCAAGAATTACCTTTCCATACTTCTAATCTTAATATTTTTCTAATGTGCCTATTTTCTAATTGACAAAAACCAACATAATCAAAGTAATATCTATGATTACTGTATGGTCTTCCTGCAAATCTAAAATTATGGTATTCATCTACATATGTAATTGGCCTATATGATATACCAGTTTTAGTATCAACATAATCTTCTATCCTTTTAATATAATTACCAACCTGTGCTTCAGTAGGATTGGTAGAACCAGTAAATTCTGGTATTTGTAGTAAAGAAGAAATTAACCCAACATTTGTATAATATCCTTCTCCTGTACTGTAATTAGGATTAATTGCAGTATAATCTGAAGGAGAGTAATATTTGGTCATGCTACTGCCTCCACAGCCTTTTCTAAGGTTTTTAATCTCCTAGAAATAAAATTAGCATACCAATCCCTTGCTTCATTATATCCTTGTGTTCTTGGGTCATCTTCAGATAATGGTTTTCCTTTTTCTTTTTCCCCTAAATTGGGGTCATAACCAGCGTATCTTATTTTAGAAGCACTTGCTCTTTCATCTTGCCCTTTTTGAGAATATTCTACAGGAAATGACCTTCCAGCAGGAGCAATTAACCATTCAGGACTAATTATTTTTTCAGGTTGGGAACGAATTTTTAAATCTATTAATATTTTTGCACCACTTGTATATATTATAGAGCCTTCAAATGTATATTCTCCTAATGTCCAAGGATTTAATAAATACCAATCATCTTCAATCATTTCCCATAATATACCATTAGTCATAAATTTAGTTTTAAGAAATGCTTTGGCATTGTGCATATATAGCCCCTCATTAAGTACATTCCGTCGAATAGAACTTAAGGTTTTAATTTGATTTTCATTTAAATCAAAAGTATGTTTTTCTTTATCAACATGTTGCTGTTCTGTTAACCAATCTTGAATATCTTCACCAATTGCTTCTATTATATCTTCACCCTCTTTAGTCTTTTTACCTGAAGGTTGAAATGGGCCAAATTGACCTTTTGGTAATGTTGCAGTTGCACCCATTTCAGTATCAGTTCTTCTTTTTATTCCGGGTCTATCTTCACCAAACATATTTTGTAATTTTTTAGGTGTAAAGGTTTTTTGAGGAATACCAACACCTGCTCGATGTTTAGGTTCATCAAGGGGTTTTTGTTGTAAAAATCTTTTTTCTTGAATTGGGTCTTTATGAACAGTGCGTTCAGTACCTTGTCTTGCTAAAATTTTAGCAGGGTCATCTTTAATAACTGTTTTCACTCCAGCATCTTTAAATATTTTTTCACATACTCCACTATTAGTATGATTGATAATAATTTTAAATGGAATAGTTAACTTACTACTCTTTTTATTAACTTTAATATTTTTTACTTGTATTACATTAATTGCCTTTTTATTAAAAAATTCATTCCTTTTTAAAAATCTCCCTTCTATTTTATTCGAATAAGCATCAATTAATTTTTGTTGACCTTCTTGTAAATCCATAGAACCTAATTTAAATGGATATTGGTTAAATTGTTGACGCTTAGAATCATTTGATAAATCCTTTAATTTCCAATTTTCCTTTTTAAGTAAATCTATATTTAAATTAAGTATTAAGTAAGTATTATCAGGACTTAGATATTTAGGATTTTCTAATAATTTTACTAAATTAGATTCTTTTAATTCTTTTAATGCACTTGTACTAACTCTTTTAAGATAATCCCTTTTATCTGAACCCCAAATATCAACTTCATTTACATAACCTTGTGCTTCTAAAAGCATCCTAGTTTTTCTTTCTATATCATTTAAATTATCATCTAATGTATCAATATCTTTCCGATTCGTGGGTTCAAGAATAAACTTAGCAAAATATTCTTTTATTTTACTTTCACTTAATTCTTCAACCTTATTCCCAATAAGGGCAAATTCGGTATTAACCATTTAAATCACTCAAGCCAACCATTTCGCCCATGCTGCTATTTTAGTGGCTGACTTCATTAAACCTAATCCACCATTAGGGGGAGTATATGTCATTTGTCCGGTTTGTTCATCAATCCAATAGGCATTTCCTGAATTATCATATCCCACAGGTGCAACAGGATAACCTGTTTGCTGTGCTGTATTCATACCCTGTATGCCCTGTGTGTAGCCTCCCTGAGACATTTGCATTCCCGCTCCTACTCCCATCATTGGTGTACCGCCAACGGCTCCCATAGGTGCATTCTGAGTGTTTGCTGGTGGAGTAAAACCTTGTGCTTCTAAATATGATTGTTTAGCAAGTTTTCGCTGCATTATCACTTCTGAATTAACTGCTGTACCCAATAATGTTTGAATGTCTAATTGGATATTTTCTTGCGTAATTTTTTGGTATTCACTTAAGCAATCAGATTGTAAAACCATATGATTTGTCGTAGGGTCTAATATAAATTCTAATTTAGAAAGCATATTACTAACTACTCTTTGAATAATATCTTCTATCATATTATCAAATGCGACAAAAAATTCTTCACCGTGATATTGAAAAAATTCTTCAACATGGTTATCTTGTAATGTTAATAAATTATTCACTGTCTTAAAATTACTCTGCTGTTGTGTTTGTAAAGCGGTATTTAATGTACTATTTCTAACCATTTTCCTCGACCTCCATTATAGGTATTATTTTTTGAATTTGATTTAATTTACCTTGAATTTCAAACATTAACCTACTATATTGTTCAACAGGCGTTTCTTTAGTCCCTTGGGGTGGCTTTATTTCCCAACCTACTGCAATAAGAGAAGTTATATCTTGAGGCCGTAAATCTTTCATTGGGCCTCTATTTAAGGTAGGCATCTTAGGTTTAGGAATATATTTTTTAAATTCTAAACCATGTTTCTCCGCTAAAATTTGTTGTTCTAACATTTCTAATTGTTTATACATTGAAGCATGTTTAGGACAATAAGTACCTTTCAACGGTCTGCCTTTTTCAACATGAGATAAAGGAATAGGTGGTCTTAATTCATCACTAATATCCCAATTATGTTGTACTCCACAAATTACACATCTTTCCTTAATATTGAAGGAAAAACTGTATTTTAAGAAAAGGAATTTTTTCTTTTGAGGCAATAGAACTGCTTTAAGTTCTTTTAGTTGCTTCTTAGTTTTCAATGATTTATACTGATAAGGAGTAATTGGCCCCATACCTCTTGCAGAATGCAAATCAGTATAATTATATGGATTGTTTATACTATTACTAGATAGAGTACTTGTAGGAATTAAACCCGGATTAAAAATCATTGCCATTTAATCACCTCAATAATCCTTAATCATGGTCATAACTCCCCTATATACCATTTCTGAATCTGTTTTTGCACTTATGATGTATTTGTGTGTCGGTATACCAATCTCATTAAGTCTCTGTATTCCCAATTTGAAAGGTTCAAATATAGGGTGTTTGTCGGGTGGCCCGTCGTATTCATATTTGTTTCCCCATTCGTCATATTTATTCGCCCATAAACCTATTGCTGTTGGATAATCATGATGTTTCTTTTTCTTATGTTTACGCCCTGTTCTCCAATGTGTATCTAAAATAATATCTATTAAAAATTGCCATGCTAATTGGTTTTGTAAATTAAATGTTTCATCTATATGTTTAGAATCAATAAGAAATATAATATATTGTACTTTTCTTTTTCTCATATCTTTTGCCCATTCATGCCAAAATTGGCTTTGTCCTCCAACATCTGCGGCCTTTATCGTTCTAATATCCCCATCAATTTTAACTAACTTTCTTGATGCTCTTTGTAATCCTGGAGTTCTTTCTTTTATTTCAGATACTTCGCCCCTTGTTCTTAATTGTCTATGTAATGTAGTTTTTCCTACTTTTTCTGCACCATAAATACCAAAATTTTGACAATGAAATCTATTATAAATATTTAATCCTGCTTCAGCAACTACTACTGCAAATCCCGCCATAAGAGACACATGAAATCACCAATTTTCAAATAATGCAAATGTTTCACTAAAAAAATTAAAACCTAAAGAACCAACTATATTTCCTAATAATAACATAAATATTGCCGTACTAATACCCCAAAACCATGCTCTCATTTTTAAAAACCATATATCAGCAGAATGAGCCCTTGTAATATCATATGCTAATCCTTGTTCATCAACACCTAATATATTAGGAATAATCCCCATATTCATGCCTCTATTTCAGCCAAAAATTGTTGTGATACTTCGTCATAAGATGGTTGTTGCACCATTGGTACTTGATAATTATATTGCCTCATATTATCAGCAATTTTAGACCTTTGAGTATCTTCTCGTTGCTTCTTTTCCCAATATACTCTAATCTTTCTATCTAATAACCATAACTCAATCCTATCATTCATTGCTAAATCCATTAAGGCTTTAATTCCCATAACTGCCCCAATCGTCATTAATGAAAATAATATTGCATGAGCGAATGGTGTCCACGGTAATTCTGCACCATAATTTGCATAAAAATATACATTCATTCCACTAACTGCTCCAACGAATAAAATCGTCATTACTAATCTTGTGTCTCTATCTATTGCTGCCATTTAATTCACCTCACTCATATTCTATTGTGAAACCATGATTACCACTTCCCGTAGGAGTAGTTATTACTGCAAAAATACCTTTTTTACAATAAACACCATGCATATCAAATTCCATTGATTTGCCAGTTATAGCAGCAATCGGGCCAACACCATCAATATCTGAAGAATCTATAAGCATTCTTGCTACAATTGTTCCTGAAGCAGCAGTATTATCATAAATAACGCATTGTGTACTAGTACCAGATACAACATATCCATGCACACTATTCAATTTAACCGGACCTGTTGCTACTGCAACAGAACCACTTGCTCCACTACTTTCAGTTAATTCCCCACTACTTCTACTTGTTTGACTCATTAATTTACCCCCTTTACAGTAAGATAATACCCTTATTGGTAGCAGGGAAGCCACCCCCTATAATGATTGTGCTAATCATTCTGATTCTGATGATTCTTCGGTTTCTTCTGAAGATTCACTTTTATCATCTTTAGGCGTTGAAGGTAATACTTTAGATACGGTTTCCTTTACTTTAGAGGCAACACTTGATTTAGGGCATAATTCATTTTTAATGTTATCTAACCCTTCTAATTTTAATATTCTTTCAAGAGTCTTTACTTGCCTATCATTTAATGTATCTAATTCTTTCCTTTCTACTTCAATGTTTAAATAAGGCGCACCAATCATCATCCATGTATCTTTAATATCTAATTCTTGGGTTTCACCTCGTTTAAAAAGAATACCTGCAACCTTTGTTCTCCCTTGAGGGAAACCCTTTTGAGTTAAAGTAACTTTAACCAATTAATCACCTCAAATTTGGCCCCAAATTCTTACTCTAATATCGCCTACGGGGTCTGTATTACTTGCTGATAGAACTACAAGTTGAAATGTAGAACTGCTTGCATATTCACCCGATGTATCTATTTCGGGAAAGAACGGTAATGCTGCATATCCGGCTGAAACAGCCGCATTTGACATGCCCGTAATTACAACAGCAGTAATTGTAGTTAATCCAAATGATGATGCAGAAATAACTTCTCCACCAGCAGTATATGAAGTAGTGTCAATAAAGCCATCTACAACATATTCATCACCTGCTACACTAGGTCTTGCTATTCCTTTATGGTCTGATAAAATTGTTACCGTATGTGCCATTTTAAATCCTCCATTTAATTACTTAAAATACCTCAAGAGAGGTTAGTAATTTTACCTTGCCCCTTGAAGAATGAACAGCCGACTTCTCCCATTGTTCGGTAAAGTCCTCGATTTCCGAGAACACCGACACCAAATGGATTTCCATGATTAATACCATCCTCAAAGTATTGAGTTGGTTTCATAACTGATAACCATAAATGATTTGTATCAAGGAACAGCATATCACTGATTTGCGAGGCTGTTGCACCTTGTCCGGTTGATGGCATATCTTTGGCTGGAATCATTGGAATATCGTAATATGTTGCTACACGGAATCCCACTTCTTGTCCTTTTACACCTTTTACACCATTATGGGTTGGAATAATTTCTTTTCCATCCATAAACCTTTCTTGACTTTGTAGTAAATCAGCAATTGTCTGAATAGTATCATAACCAGTCAAAATTACTTGTGGTGTTCCACCATTAGTTCTCAAGTTGCGAATCATATTATTTAATAGAGTTAAAGTTAATGTACGCATATCTGCTACAGCATATCCTGAACCATAATCAACCACTGAATCTAGGAAAGATGTTCCAGCAGGTCTTTTTGTAGAATTACCATAAATACCACCAATTTGAGCAGCAAATGTTCCACTTCCTGCTGAAGCAATTATATTTTCAGTAGCCATTTCTTCTAATTCAGCGTTATTTGTGACAACCTTCATTAAAGAAGTATAGTTATTCTCAATTAAGGCATAACTAGCACTATCCCAATGTTCAAGAGGCATACATAACATTACTGATTGTGTTTCAGCATGGAATTTACCCATATCTTCACGAATAATGGCTCTTAAATCACCAACGCCATCATCAATCTTTGCCATTTCTGCTGCTAATTCTGAATAATCAAACATATGAGCAATTGTTTTTGGACTCATATAGAGTACATCATATTCGGGTGCTAATGCCTGTAATCCTGTAGCGGCCAATTCTGCATTTTCTTGCACACCACCAATTTCATCAGCATTAGGAGCGTCTAATGCTCCACCAGCAGAATAAGATGTTGTTCCTAATCCAAATGCTGCCCCTGAACCACCAGCAGGTCTTTTTGTCTGAACACGCCATCCACTACTTGTATAGGGTCTTTTGGGCAAAATGCTCAAAGGATTTACTTCTTGATTTAGCATAGACCAAACTTTTTGTCCATAAATAACATTATACAAGTTAGTCATTGTTAATGCTGCTGTTCCATTCATTCCTTGTGCTGCACCTGTATCGTGCATACTGCCTAAACCACCGACAATACCGCCCGATTTCAATATAGAATTATTTGCGCCACCTGCACCCATTCCATACGTTGCCATTTCTAAGTCTCTTACTGTGTTAATATATTTTACCATTTTAAATCACCTTTTTCATTTTTAAATCCTATTCAAAGTTCCCCGTTTAATCTTTGGGCCACCAAATGTATTTCATTCCAATCCATCTTTGCAATTTCATCAGATGTTGGGATATTTAAGTTTGCAACAACCTCTTCTTGCTTGCGGATAACTGTTTCTTGCTCATTCTTCAATGACTTTAGTAAATCACCGAATTGATTCTTAAGTGCATCTACTTCAGACTTTGCATCATAATTAGTCTTCTCAATTTCAGACTTCTTAACTGATACTTCTGTTTGGAATCTTGACTCAAATGTATTCTTAATGTCATCATAAGCCATCTTCTCTAATTGTTCTGCCTTGAATTGCTCATAAGCCTTCTCAAGATTCTCATGACTTAAATCAAGTGTTGATACACCGTCATAAACCTCTTTGTGAACTGAATCACGGGCTTTTGCTTTTCCACCGGAAACAACTTCTTTTCCAGCATAAGAACCTTGAACATCACTTCCATATGCTAAGTCTGCTTTTTCTGCTGCTTCAATATCAGGCATTTCATTTGTTTCTTCAGATGATGCCATTTCAATATCTTCTTCATCATCTTGCGCTTCAATTTCAGATTCATCATCTAAATATTCTTCTTTTTTCATGTTCTCACCTTGTTTTACTATTAAGTCTTTATTTACACTTGCTATTAATGTTTGAGTTTGTTTTCTATCCATTCCTAAATGGTCTGCTACTTTTTCAATTCTACTCCAAGCAACTTCATTTCCATTCATATTAGTCATATCAGTTTCAAAAGCAGATTTAACCTCTGCATTATTTTTTCCATCTCTAATTGCTTTTAATGCTGTTGGGGCAGATGTACCAAATTTTTCTATGTCATCCATTCCCTTTAATACTGTATTTAGTTCCTTTAATGCGCTTGCTATATCTGTCATATTTTCACCTTTTTCTTGTTTCAAAATATCAAATTTTGCTTCTGGATTTATTCCTTTTTCACAAATTGTTACTTCATGTAAATCTAATTTACTTATTTCGTTATATTCTCCTAACTCAACATTAGTTTTTGATTTCTTTTCTAATGCCTGTCCTCCAATACTAAATGAACGTAAATTACCTGTACGAATTTCTCTTGCAATTTCTTTTGCTTTCTCAATATCACTTCTCATTTTTATTACTACAAAAAACCCAACATCATCAACATCTGTTTTCCATAATCTACCATTATTATCTCGGTACTCTTTAACGACTTCTCCAACTTGAACATTTGAATGATTTGACATTACATTTCTATATTTTGTATCTTTCATGTATTTTTTAACGGCTTCATTTAATGCTTCTAATGTGATTAAATCATTTTGTTTGTCAACCATTTCTATTGAAGCATATCCCGCAATATGTAAGTCATTTGATTTTAATATACTAAAGTTATGTTCTATTCCTGAAACATATGCCGATGCACTTGTCATCTAATCACCTCACGTTCTAACCACTATATAATAGGAAACCTATGCCAGCCCTTCAAAGGACAAATCTTTATTCTTATCTTCCCTAATATCCCATATTCCATCATCTGTATCTGAATCCACTGGTTCTTGTTCTTTGCTACTAAAGATAATCCAGCGTTTTTCTCCTTCTAATGGTACTACTCTAACATGAATCTTAGTTTGAAATTTCTCCCCATTTAATATATATTCATGATAACCATGTCTTTGAACACCTAATTCTACTTCTCCAGAATCAATCAATTTTTCCTTAGAAACTGTTTCTTGAACCTTTGCTGGAAATTTCTTAGTTTTGCCAAATAAATCAAAAATATCATCATCTTCTTTTATTTTAATTTCCCAACCTATTTTCTCATCACCTAATAAAAATGTTAAGGATAAATTGTTATCTTGTCTACTATATATTTTAAATTGACCCTTTCTGTATTCTTCAGGCGTTTTATACTTTTTTTCTATTATATCTACATCTACTGTAAAAGTACTATTACCTTCAAATAATATTTCTTCTGCATTATTTTTTAGATAATTACTTAATTTCTTAGAATCATTATCCCAAATTTCTGCATATAATTTCTTCAATTTAGAATGTTTAGCAATATGTTCTTCTATTTCTTTTAATGTAGCCTTTTGTGAATCCCTAGCCTGTATAAAATTCTTAATGCCTACTCTAAAGAAACCCTTCTTTTCTTTCATTAAAGTAGTTATTTCTTCTTTAACTACATCTAAATCAGCAATAGCATTTTTAGTCATTAATGTATCACCATTAAATCCATATATAGTAAAGCCATTCATATCAGATTTTAAAATTACCTCTGCTTCTCCATGAATACCATCTGTAATTATTATTGATTTTTCTAATGCCTTTGCTTTATAACTTGAGGAATCAGAATCTCCTGCTAATAATTTTAATGTAATAATTTTATCAGGTAATTCTACTTCAGGAATCTCTACTACTTTAGCAGAAAATACTCTTATTTCTCCCTTTTTATTCATCTTAACTTCATCAACTTTAACCCTAACAATACTACCAATTTCAACATCTACTTTAGTATTCAATGCTTTTCCTACATTTAAATAATGCCTATCATCATGTTTGACCGAATCTAATTTTCTAGCCTCTTCTAATAATAGAGGGCCGGCCCCTAAAGTATATGAAAATAATTTAGACTTAGTGGATTTTTTCTCTAATACTATTAAATCTAAGTCTACAAACTTTTTCCATTTAATCCATTTAGGGTTTTTCTTTGTGCCTTTAAAATAAGTAGAAGTTAAATCTTTAATAACTACACCTTCTGATGTAGGTATCTTCATAATTTCTTTAGCATATGATTCAATTTCTGTTAATGAATCCGCTATTCTACTATCTTTTTTAGATGGGAATGCTAATAATTCATGAGAATGTGGAGCATAATTTTGATGTAAGATTTGCATTCTTTCCTTTAAATCTACATCTGTTAAATCCCTATCATTATGTCTCATTATATCAAAAACGTGCGCTCTTAATTCTCCTTCGTCTTTTGACTTTTTAAATACCTTAGAAATAACTGCTGCCCTTCTTAATGGTTTATCTTTATTAAACATCATTAATTCAGCATCTAAAATACAATCACCAAATTTCTTTGGGCGCAATTTTTCTATTATCTCTTTACAATTATCAGTAATATCCTTTTTATTATAAGAATACATTTTTATTTTATTATCTATTTTATGAATTTGAATTCGCATTCCATCATATTTTTCTTGGACTAACCAATCACCACTAAAACCTTGTAATTCTTCTATATCTTTAACATCAAATATTCTATACATAGGTTTATTTGGTACTAAAAAATCTATATCTTCTTTTTCTGCTTTAGATATTTCTATACCTACTAAATGTTCCCAATCATCTTCATCTGATAAAGAAGTAAATACTTTCTTTAATAATGATAGAGCACCATCAAATTTTGTTTTTACTGATTGAGTATTTTTATCATCACCATAATGTTCTATAACAAAACTAGGTATATCTTTAATGGTTATATCTAAACCTTTATACCCATCCGTAATTAAATCCCCATCTTTAGTAAATTCTTGCCAATAATCATTAGATAAGGCATTCTCACTAGACCGCATGGCCCAATGAATAAACATAGCAAAGACTACTTTATCTTCTAATAAAGTTTCTAATGTTTTATCACCATATTTCTTAATGAAGGGGTCTTTTATATGTTTAGAAGCATAACGTAATTCCTTAATGGCATCATATATATTTCTAGCATGAGCAGATTCAGGGTTTTTGGCTTCATTGTGTTCTATTTCTTTTTCTGTAATTGCTTGTTGTAATACACGGCCTAAGTCATCAATGTCATTATATTGAGAAGTTAATTTACTTAATGCTTTATGCCACATCTTTGTATAAGATTTAGGGTCTTGCTTTGCAGATAAATAAGCGACTCTTATGTTCTCAAATAACCTATATAATTGGTCAGAAAGCACATCTGCTTCCTTTTTAAATTTGAGGCCGGTTAATGGCATTTAATCACCTATTTTGACGGTTTCCCTGCACCCTCATCTTATTCTTTCACAGCCTCAATATCTTTTTTATCTTCATATAAAGGGGAAATTTCCCACCTGCCATAACTACCACGATATAAATTTAATTCATTTCCCATCCATTTTATATTATCTTCAATATCAGTTATAATATCTCCTGCTGATTGGAAATCTGCAAGTATTCCATCAATATTATGATGCAAAGAACCATCCTCAGGTGGTTTAAAGTTCTCAATAGCATCAATGACATCTTTTAAATCATCACACAAATCAGCAACTTCATATTTTCTAAATAGCCCATCTAATTGATTCTGTAATTCATCAACACTAGGAGCATTCTTTCCAAAAACATAATCTTTATCAGGATTTTTACTTCCATCTTGAGAACTTGACCTACTCATATTACCTCTATCTTTAACTTTTTCACCCTTAGTCCTTTTAATCTTAACTTCTTCACCAGCCAAATCTTCATCAATTGGTAATCTATCCTGTGTTTCTACTTGAACAGGACTTTTATCTTCGCTACTAGTCACATTATTATATAATTCGACTTTTATTTCTTCTAATTTTTTCATTACTTCTTCTACATTCATATTGAACCCTCCATTTGTGATACCATGTTGTTAATTTGGTCCCAACTCATTTTTGAAATTGTATCGGCATCAGGCATATCAGAATTATTACTAATCTTAGGTGTAGGCGTTTCTGCTTTCACCAATCCTGATTTCATCAAGACATTATCTTGATTATACACAGTCTGTTCTAATTTGCTTATTTTTTCTACTAATAGTTTTAATATTTCTAATGTTTGGTTTTCGTCTGTCATTTTAATCACACCTTAATTTCTTCTAATTTTCCTTTCGTTTCAATTAATAAATCAATTAATTCTTTCTTAGACATTTGCCCAATTTTATCCATAACCATATCCATTATATCTTCCCTAGTTTGTTCAGCAAGAGTATCTATATCTGATGTATCTTCAGGAATAGGTACATTCTCATCCATTCCCCATTGTAATTCTGACCCAACCCTTTTAACAGGGGTTCCTCTTGGTTCTTTTTTCCAACCTGTTTCTCTTTCAGGCTTCCATTTATCTTCTTCTTTTAATATTTCTTGCCAACTCATCTTAATCACCTACTTAAATATGTTTTTTCTATACCACGATTTAATTTACTAATATAACTTGTTATATCATCCATATCTTCCCATAATTTATCTTCTATAAATCCACCATGTATATTGAATTCAACAATAAGTTTTAATAACTTATTAAATTCTCCTTTGAGGTCATCCATACTTTCATTAAGAACTTGTTTTAATTCTGAATGACTTTTATCATGGGATGCTTGCATCGCTTCTCTTTCTTCTGAATAATCAGTTTCAGAACCGTCTTCTTGGCCCCATCCAAACATTTCTTCATTTTTCTTTAATTTATTTTTCCAACTCATATTTAATCACCTTTCTTTTTTGGATATACCATTCCTCTTAATTGAAAATATAATAATTCATAATCTTTTCTTAATTTAGCAGCAGTAGCAACAATGTCTAAATTTCTTTCACCGTATGCTTTCATTTTCTTCTGCATTTTCTTATCACCCTTTATCAAATCCATATCTTCTAACATTTCTACTAAACTCCCTAAATGAGTAAAATCTTTCCCAAAAAATTCAGAAGGTTCAGCAGATTGTAAAGTCTTCTTTAACTTCTTTTTCTCCTTATCTGATATGCTGGCTAATAACCCAGTATCACGTTTTAACACATTTTGCCAAGTCATGATTCATCATCCTCAAATGGCTTTTGTTCATATTCTTCAGTTAAATCTCCTGCACCATATTCTTCTTCATTAACTTCATAATCAGGTTGTTCTTCTTCAGGTTCTTCAACATATTTCCCTTGTTGCCTTTCCTCTTCCCTAATTTTAGCATCTTCTTGTGCTTGTTCATATTCTTCTTCTCTTATTCTTGCATCTTCAAGTTCTTTATCGGCGTCTTTAGCAGATTCACCTTCATAAGTATAATCACCACCAACTTCAGTAAATTGTTTAGGTTGAGTTGTGCTGGCTTCTCTTGCTTGTTGTTCTTCTAATCTATTCAATTGGTCTTCAGAAAGTTCGCTAACATCTAAGAAACCCTTTCCTGCTTTCTTTGGTTCTGCAAATGCACCTAATTCTAATTTACCTAATGCTTCCAATTCTTGCATTAAACTACTAGTTGCGTTTTCAGAACGCATTATTGCATTTGCAATTCTATTTTTTCTTGCTTTACTTTTATATGGCATCATAGCCTTAAGAAATTTCCTTTGTTCATCTTCACTTAAATCAGCACGTTTTAATTGATTATGATAAGCAGTAACTATCCTTTCATTCAGTTGAATAAGTTTTTCTTTTTTAGTTAAAGTAATCTCACTAACTTCTAATCTAGTCGCCCCATATACTTTATTTAAATTTTGAAATGCTTCAATTAATTCCTTTTTCTTTTCATGTTGCTTAGGCATTTTTCCAATTAACTCTCGTGCTTTTGGTATTTGGACAGATAGGATTTCTTTAAATGTTTTTCCTTCTTTGTCTAAATTGGATAAATTTTCATCCTTAATTAACCTATTATAACTTACTACTAATTCCTTTAAAATATCTTCTAATGTATCTTCATCTTCTTCATTTAAACTTTTTATATTATTATTCTGTAAAAATGTTTTAACATCTTCTAACGATTTAACATCCTCTTCGGTTTCCGTAATAAACTGTGGAACTTTTCTTTTAATTTGAGTATTAATAATGTATTCAAGAACAACATCATCTCCTACTTTATGATTTAATGTAGTTTTTATTGATTCATATACTTTTTTTAAATCACTAATAAATGCTCCTTTTCCTACAGAATATGTAGTATCACCCTCAACTTGTCCTTCAGGTCTTTTTGTTATAATAGGGTGTAATTCATAAATTGCATTTCTTATTGAGCGACTTCCAATTGTTAATAATACTTTTTTAACAGGAGTTTTACCTTTATTTTTCCCTACTGATTTAAAATTTAATTTTAATATTGCTCTTATTTTACCTTTAACTACTTGGGGAATTACTTTACCTTTAATTTTAATTAATTGATTTTTTAATTTAGTTAACTTCGTATCTAAATTTTTATACCAATCTAATATAGAAGTGTGCTGCTCTTTTGTTTTTCCTTCCTTTGCAGATACAGGGGCTTCTTTAACTCTATCCAATTCATTATTTATAACTAATAAAATAGCATTAACATCTCTTTCAGGCGCACCTTTTTCTTCCTTGGCTTGCATCTCTGCTATTGATTCAAAAACTTTTTTTAATTGCAAAAGGTTCCTATTTCTAGCACTATCTACACCCTCTTCTACTAATGTATGGGTTTTACCTCTCTTTTCTTTCTTATAACCAGCAATAACCGAAATATTAAATAATTCAGGTTCTTCTTCTATCCAAGTAGATAATTGATTATAAAATGTTTGCCGTGTTGTTTTAGGGAATGTCTCCATTAAACCATCTATAACTTCTATATCTGTAAAGGTCTTCTTTCCTTTATGTGATAATTTTCTTCGTGTCCCACGAGGTTTAGTTCTTGCTAATTGACTACCAGCAATGAGTTTTTGAGTTTCACTTAATGACTTACCACTTTTTAATGCTTTTATTTTCTTTTCCGACCTTTTTATTCTCTGTTCATAAAACTTAATTTTATCAGTATAATATTTCTTAAAATATTGCATTCCACTTTCATCAAGTTCCATATCTTTTTCTAATTGTTTGCCCCACTTTCCCATTAATTCAAGAAATGTTTTACTCCATTCAACAATAATGGGAAGGTCTGGATTGTCTGCTCTCTTTTTCTTCTCCGCATATAATTTATCTAATTCCTTTTTATATTTCTTATTAGTATTTATAACTGTTTTAGAATCAGGTATTTGTAATACTGATACGCCCTTTTCATCAACTGTCTCCTTAGCCATTTTTTTAGTTAATTCTAATTGTTCCTTTATTAATTTTAAACCTAATTTTTCAAATTTTAACACAAACATATTTTTTTCATAATCGGTTTTATCAGTTTTGGCATATTTAATATATAATTCATGTTCTGCCTTTTTAAATTCCCCAAGTAATTTTTTAACTACTTTCTTTTGCTTAGTGATTTCTTTTTTTAATTTAAAATACCTATCTCTATTTTCTCTAAGTACTTTCCTATGCTTTTCATAAATCACTTTAAATTGAGCATCATCATCTTTTACTTTCGTAGAATCAAATGTTTTCCCTGCTTGCTCATAAATTTTCTCTCTTTTAGTTTCCTCTGCCCAAATATTTAATTCGTAATCTCGTATTATTTCTTTAATATTTCTCCAAGAAATTTCTAAATTACGCTTCATATCTTGTAAATGTAGCCCCTGTGCATTTAATTCAACTTCATATACTTTCATCTGCTCATCAATATAATCCTTAATATAATATGAATCTTTCAAAATATATTCATCATGATATACTCTAGCCAATAAAAATGGGTCATTGGACCCAATAAGATAGGCTTTAAGTAGTGTCATATTTACCACTTATTCTCAGTTCTTTTTTGTTTTGGAGGTAATTGAACAACACCATCAAGTCTACTTGAAGGTGGAGTAGGTCTAGGATTATCAGGTAATGCAACAGGAGATAAGTTCTTATTTACTTCTGTTTTATTTTCTGAATATTCTAATGCTCTTTCTACCTTTTGCAATTCTTTTCTTACCTTTGCTATTTCTTCTCTTTTCATTTTAATCACCTAATTTCTTCGCAATAGAATCTATAATCTTTGTAAATTCCATTAAATGTTTATCATAGTCTAAATCTCCTTTCTCTACAAAATGATTAATGATAGTATAGACTTCATCAACTGCTTTATTAAATTTATTTAAGCCCATTCCTGTTTGACCAGTTTCTTCAAGCATATTTTTCAATCTTTGTTGATATGCTTTATCTTCATCTTTTTTAACTATATTTTTCCATGCCATAATCATCCAACCTTTCTTTCTGTTCTTTTATCAACATTTTGATTTCCGGCCTCTTTGGGTAATCCTGATTGCCTATTGTCCGGTCCTACGCTCATTGAGGGTTTATTCCTTGTGGCTCCACCACCTTCTTGCGGTTGATTATTTCCTCCCGTTAATGCTTGTTCTTGTAATTGCCCTAATTGACTAGCATCTATATCTGTACCTGCATACGGGTCTTTTTCAGTACCTTTTTCTCCTTCTTTCGGTTTTGCTTCTGGAGATGGTAATGGCTTACTAAACACAAATTCACCTTCATCATCCATATCAACCTCAAATCCTAGATTCTTAACAGAAGCAGCGATATTAACTTCTATTTCTCTCTTTCGCAATTTAGCAATTTCGTCTTCTTCTTCTGAAGGAGGTAATACTAATTTCCAATCAGTAATTCCAAATTCACCCACTAACCACGGGAACATATAGTGATTATAAACATTTTGAGCCATTTCAACTGCACGATTAGTTACTAGTATTTGCATACCTTCATTATTTAATCCACCACTTGTTGAAGAATCAGCCATAAATATCTTAGATACTCCATAGAACGCACCAATCCTATCCCTTAAATCTTCTTTCACAGATACATAATCCATCTCTTTAAGGCTATCCATGAATTTAATCCACTCAACAGAGCCTTTACCATTATCTGCTTCTATTCCCATTATTGGAATAAAATGTGGGTCTTCTTCCATCTTCTCTTTAACAGCCCTCCAAAAGGTTCTCATTGAATCCATATTTCTAGTCTGTACTGCTAATAATCCTCTTGGCATTCTGCTTTTTGTATAAGAAGTATTAACATAGGCTTCCATAGCAAGTAAAGTAGTAATATGGCTAAATAGAGTCACTACTGGTGATTGCCCATATAATCTAGATGGTGAATATTTACTAAAATGTAATACTTCTCCTTTTACAAAATATTGCTCCTCTCCATGTACTCTATTTACATAATGAACAGGATGTAATGTTTCACTAGTTTCAGGATGACATTCATTAACATCTTCTGAAATAAATGCCCTATCTGTTAAAGATGTGAAACCTTTAATGCCTCTTTCACCATATTCATCGGCATAAATATTCATTGATACAGGGTCGCCACGATAAATCTCCTTTATTCTATGTAATTTAATATCTCCATTACCATCTAAAAAATATTCCTTAACTAATACAATATATGCATCATCTAATATATTTAAATCATCTTCTAATTCTCTTAATACATCAATAAGTAATTGTTCAGAAGAATTAACATAACCATCAAACATATTTTCTGCATATTCTAATTGTTTTCTATCAGGCTTTCTTAAATTATGGCCTTTACACTCTGCACATTCATCAACAGTATTGGAGTGCTCTTTGCCACATTCTTCACATTTAACTGCAAATTTAGAATGCCATTCATACCCTCTTCTAAATATTTCATTTTTTAATTGAGTAGTACAAGTCCTAACTATTACTGATGAATTGGCTACACTATACAATATAGGAGTAGTCATAAATATAGAATCAGACCTTTCTTGAATCCCCATTTGCCATACTTGCCTATCAGCAGGAGGCGGAGTCTTTGCTCTAAAAAAATTCTTAACTGAAAATCGCTTCTTTTCTGCCATAATCTTATGCCTCCTTTACTATAGATTCTATATCATTCATAATTTCCATTTTATTATTCTCCTCATATTTAGAAATATTTTCAATATCTATATTATATTTCTGCCAATCATATCTAGCATTATCTTGATGATTATTCCACTTCATTAATTTATACAATTCGACATACCTATCTTTTGCCCAATCTTGTTTTTTAAACCCTTTCTTAATACGAATTAATTCTAGAAGAATATCTGCTTGTGGACCCTTTAATCTAAAATGTGGCCTACAATCAGTTAATAATTTACGAACATCATCTTGTGAATAGAAATTTAATCTATTTACTGGCCTAGTATTTTGTGGAGATTTTTGGTCAAGGTGTAATTTACCATACCCAAGACTTTTTTGCATTTCAATCATAAATGCTTTACCCCTATCACCAGTCGCTACTAAACCAACTCTAGGATTGTAATTAGAATCTAAAGTGATATACCCATCTGAATCAATAAATGCTGCGGTATAAGCAGGTAAACTTTTCCTAATACTATCATCAAATTTATAATAGGCTCCATCTACATTTGTTATTCCTAATCCTTTAATTAATTTAGAAATCATATTAGGAGAAGACCTTTGGTATAATTTATTATCTAATTGCTCATGTATTTCCCTTGCTGAAATTCCAGGATTTGAACAAACGCTTTTAAGTATAGTATCTTTTAATTGCCTATTTAGATTCTTTCTAATAACCTGATGGTTTATTTCTTTAATACATTTTCGGAAATCCTTTTTATGTAATCTCATTTGTTTTTGTAATTGAGCGTACTCTGTATTATATGGTAAATCTTGTGAATCTAAACTAACTTCCCAATATTTACATAACATATCTATAATGTTTCTTCTAGATTCTTTATCTTTAACAGAATGTATTTTCTTTAAATCCATTTCGGTAAAAGACATATTTTTTAATGGGATTTTATATTTATTTAACCAATATATAGAATCAATGCATTTTTCTAAGTGGTCTGAATAAGCAAATACTAATGACTCTATACTTTTATTTAAAGAGTATTTATTTTCACCTTTTAATGTACGCTTATATTTTCTTAAATCTTTAACTATGTCAGGAACAGTCTTATCTTGTACTATATATTCTGTAGGGAAAGACTCTAATGATTTCTTAGCATCAGAAAGATTCATATTATATTCAATACTTAGGTTCTTTAATACTGTATGTTCATCATCTATGCTTTGCGAATTTAACCACTTATTAAGTTTAATTCCTGTGGTTGTTTCTAATTCTTCTTTGGCCTCTTCTTTTTGCCTTTCTAAATCAATTAATTCATCAGCAGTATTTTTCGCCTCTTCCAATTCTGCTATTTTACTCATAACATCACCTCAAAAATTTAATCCCATTACACCAGTTAATTGTTGCATTGGAGATTTAGGTGCTTCTTGTTTGAATAACTCCAAATCATCTAATAATACAAAAGTTTCAACATTTGCCTGAGTAGCAGCATTGGCTAACGCTAAACCCATCACTAAATCGTCGTGTGCGCCCACCCCTTCAAACTTTCCTGAATCGGTGATAGAAAACATTGATAACTCTTCTATAACCAAATCTGTCATTCTTCTACTTTCCTCATTCCCTCTTGGGAAAATGATTTTATGGTTCTCAACATTCATTTGAAGGTTTAATATAATTTCCTGCTTTTTCTTTCTAGTAGTAGTAAAGTCATGAACATTTAAATCTGTAATATCTCGCAATTCTTGAGTAAATGATTTTGCAAATGTATTTGTTTCTAAATATATACTTTCAGGTTGAAACAGTTGCCCAATTAATTTTAACTTATTAATATTTTCTCTAAACTCAACATTTTTCTGCCTGTCAACAAAGACAATTTGCTTATTCCTATTTTCATCTACTTCTAATACTATTATTACATTATAGTCTCCATCAGTAGATATAGCAGGGTCAACACCAACATAATAAGTATAACCTTTATTCTTTCTTTGTCGCATTCTTAATATTTCTTTTTTACCTAAATCTTTACAAGCAGTAAGGTGTTCAGGATTAAATAATGATGTACCAGTAGAAATTGGTATTACCATATACTCTCTTGTAAACTTCAAAGAACCTACTTCAGATTTCCTTTGCATTAATGCGTCATATCCCCATCTTTCAGGCCAAAGCGGTTCATTTAATTGATTTAAACATGGATATTTTCTAACAGTATAAGCATCATTTTCTTCTAATTCTGTAAAAATATCAGTGTAAGTAAATGGAGTACCTATCATTCTTAAATCAGCAGTATGATGAAGTGTTGGAATCATATCACCAAAGAACCAATCAGTAACTTTTCTAATAGCACTAAGATTAAATTCTTTTAAGGGGTCGTCAATGATTATTTCTTGTGGGTGGAGTCCACGAATCTGAGAACCAATTGAACGCTCTAATATTGAATTACCATTTGTTAATTGAATATTACCTAGAGCCCATCCTCTACTTGGTCTAAACTTTTTAAGTGCAGGCTTGTTGAATAATTTATCAATGTCTCTCATATGAACCATAGTCTGTTTATGGTTAGAAGATATGTATAACATTTGAAATGGTGGAGGTTGGAAACATAATTTCCATACTGCCCATGAATGCATAAATACAGATTTACCGTGGTCCCTTGAACAAATAATTACTGTGCGATTTGAATTATGCATTAATTCTAACCATTCATCATGAAACTTAGTAAAATCAAACCCTAATATATGTTGGAAAAAATATGGAAAAGAAGTTTTAGATATTTCCATATCCATTTCCATAGTAAAGTCTAACTCTTCTAGTTCCATATTATTTCACCTCAATAATCATCAGGTTCTATATTTGTGGAAATATGCCTAGCCCATATAGAAGCAAATGCATTTTTAATTGAATCACCCGAACCTGCTGGTCTAGTCATAATATACTCTTTATTTTTAGAAAGCGCACTTAGTAATTCATTTGATAAGTAAGATTCACCGCCTGTAAAATTAGTAAACCTTAAATTCTTCCAAATTGAATGTAGTTTCTTATTTTTAGCATTAAATATCAATGGTTTATCAATATATTTTTCTATAATATTAGGGCCAAACTTACTCCATTGCTTAATCACAGGAACACCTTTTAATTCCTTAGGTTTATTTCCAGTTTTAGTCCCAATTAGATTTATTAAAGCAATTAAACTTCTAGAACCTGCACCACCGTAAAATTCACCATAATCTGTAATACCTTGTGAAGCAACAGGAAGCCCCTTTACAGTTTTAACATGGTAAACAGTGCTTCCCTTCCCAAATAAAGAAACTAATAGCGTTGGAGGCCCACCTCTTTCAGCCCTTGTAGGCCACAATTGGGGGGGAGTCATACCATACTGCCCCGCAATATCACCCCAAGATTCCCAAAAGAACTCTTGAACCGCACTATCGCTAGTAAATTCCTTTATATTTGCCATTGGCTTCACCATACGCCATTCCTTATATATTTCCACCAATTACTTGAAGTGTACTTATCTGTGAAATCTGGGTCAAATTCATCTCTATCTTCAAACTCCCCTACATG